CGCAGCGAAGGCGTACTGCGACGGTGTGCGGGCCGAGGGCGGCATCCCGCTCAAGGCTGAGAAGGTCGCGCTGCTGGAGGCCATGGCGGCCGTCGTCCGCGCCGATCCGATCTTCGCTGCTGCGACCGCGACTGGCGCCCCGGAGGTGTCCGCTTTCTGGACGGACCTCTACGGCGTCGAGTGTCGGGCCCGCTTCGACTGGCTGCCGACCCGGGCCAAGGGCCGTCGGCTGATTGTGCCGGATCTGAAGTCGGCGCGGTCTGCGCACCCGCGCACCTTCGCCCGGACGGCCGCGACCGAGCACGGCTATGCCCAGCAGGCCGACTGGTACCTCCGGGGGCTCCGTGCGCTGGGGCTGGCCGACGACCGGGCCGCGTTCGTCTTCTTCCCCCAAGAGAAGACGCCGCCGTACCTGGTGCAGCCGGTCCAGCTCGACGCCGAGGCCATGCGCGTCGGGGAAATCCTCAACGACAGGGCCATCGAAACCTACGCCCGCTGCATGGAGTCGGGCCGCTGGCCCGGCTACCACGACGGCGTGGCCCTCGCCCAACTCCCCGGCTGGTACACCCAGCCCGTCCTCGAAAGCGTGTGACATGTCTGATCAGCTGGAGCGGTTCATGCCGCAGCAGGCGCCGACCAAGCGACCCACCCAGACGACCATGGTGGAGCAGTCCCGGGCCGTCGCCGAGGTGCAGGCGGCCGTCACCGTGGCGCTGCAGTTCCCCCGCGACATGGGCCGCGCCTACGCCGAGATGCGCGCCGCGTGTGGCCGGCTGAGGCTCGCCGAGCGGGCGTTCTACTCGGTGCCGAACCGGGGCAACGGGCCGTCCGTCCACCTCGCCCGGGAACTGGCCCGGATCTGGGGGAACGTCGACTACGGCGTCCGCGAGCTGTCCCGCGACGACGAGGCTCAGATGAGCGAGATTCAGGCGTACGCGTGGGACCAGCAGACCAACGTCCGGTCGTCGCGGACCTTCCAGGTCCCGCACGCCCGGATGGTCAAGGGCTCCCGGTCGCCGCTCACCGACATGGGCGACGTGTACCTCAACAACCAGAACATCGGGGCGCGCGCGGTCCGCGAGGCCATCTTCACCGTACTCCCGGCCGAGTTCGTGGAGGAGGCTCAGGACCTGTGCCGCGACACCCTCAAGCGGGGCGACGGGGTGCCGGTGGAGGACCGGATCGCGGCGGCGCTGCGGGGGTTCGCCTCGCTCGGGATCGCCGCCGACCGGCTGGAGGCGAAGATCGGGAAGCCCCGCGGGCAGTGGGGGCCGCAGCAGGTCGCCGACCTCGGGATTTGGTACACGTCGATCAGCCGTGACGGGGTGGACGCGTCCAGCCTGCTCCCCGAGGTCGTGGTGACCGCTGAGGACTTCGCCGGTGACGGCCCCCTCTTCCCCGAGGGCGGCGCGGCATGAGCTGGCTCACATCCCCGATCCTCGCCCTCGACACCGAGTCGACCAGCACCGACCCGGAGACGGCCCGCATCCTGACCTGCTGTGTCGGCTACTCCGACCGTCCGGGCCGCTGGGAGCCGACGACGTGGCGGATCAACCCGGGCGTCCCGATCCCGCCCGAGGCCACGAAGGTCCACGGCATCACCGACGCGGACGTGGCCGACTGGCAGCAGCCCGCCGACGCGCTCGCCGAGATCAGGGAGGCGCTGCTGCGGACCGCTGAGGCTGGCGTCCCTGTCGTGCTGCACAACGCGCCGTACGACCTGACCCTGCTGGACCGCGAGATGCGCCGTCACCTGGGGCTGGAGCTTCCCGCCGGGCTGATCATCCTCGACACGCTCGTCATCTTCCGCCGCCTCGACCGGTCCACCGGCAGCAGACGGCTGGAGGACCTGGCCTACCGCGAGGGCATCCGCTTCCCCGCACACGACGCCACCGAGGACGCGCTCGCGGCGCTCCGGCTGCTGCACATCATGGGCAGCCGTAACGACCTGATCGGCGACGTGCCTGCCCCGGTGCTGCACGAGCGGCAGGAGCAGTGGCACGCGCACCACCAGCAGGCCGCCCACGAGAAGGCGCTTGGCAACGGGGACCGCTCCCGGGCGCTGGAGATCGACTGGCCGCTGCGGCCCTACCCAACCCACGCCGTCGCCTGACGGCACAACGAAAGGAGCCCATGGTGCCTGACCGCACTTTCATCAACCCGAAGACGGGCGAGGTGGTGGAAACCGAGCCGCGCCCGTTCGACCAGATCCTGCGGGAGTTGGGTGAGGGCACAACCCTCTCCGAGCTGTCGGAGGTGGTCTACGACGTGATCCAGGCCGTGCAGGCCACGTCGAAGGCGGGATCCGTGACCCTCACCCTCAACGTCGGTTTCGACGGGCAGGGCCGTCTGGTGGTCAAGGACGAGATCAAGAAGAAGCTGCCCGAGTTCAACCGGCCCGAAACCCGGTTCTTCGTCGATCGGTCGGGCAACGCGTCCCGCCGTGACCCGAACCAGCCACTCCTGCCGTCGCTCGATGAGCGGCGCAACGCCAAGGAAGGAACGACCAACTCATGACCGATCCCACGAACACCGCTGCCCTTCGCAGCGCTGACCAGCTCGCCGACGACCGCGGCTACGGCCTGCTGACCTTGACCGCGCAGCAGGCGGTCCTGCCCCGGAAGCTGGAGGAGGGAGTGTACGCCCTGCTCGGCGCCGACGGTGCTGTGACGATCCGGGAGACCGACGGGTACGCGCAGAAGCGTCGCCACGATTGGGAGCGGGCGCATGACGACCGGCCCGAGTTCGTCCACCGCAACGTCACTGTGCTGGACGTGCCGAGCTTCCTCGACTACCTCGGCCGGTACTCCGGCGACGACCTGACCGCCGGCGACTACCTGGTGAACCTGGGCGCGCTGGAGGTGTGGGCGGACGTCGACGGCCGGAAGATCACCGGCATCCTCGACGGTCTCAACGGCCTCCGGAAGCACACCGCCATGTTGTCGTTGAAGACGTCCCGGGAGTGGGACGAGTGGGCGGCGGTCGACGGGAAGCTGCTCGACCAGCAGGAGTTCGCCCAGTTCATCGAGGACCACATCTCCACGATCGCCGAACCGGACGGGGCCCGGCTCATCGACATCTGCGAAACCCTGACCGGCACCACGAACGCGCAGTGGAAGAGCCAGCATCTCGGCGCGAACGGGCAGCGCCGGTTCGTGTGGGAGGAACAGGTCGAGGCGAAGGCCGGGCAGAAGGGCAACCTCGACGTCCCCACCGAACTCGCGCTGGTTCTGCGCCCGTTCCAGGGGTCGGAGGCGGTCGCGATCGCGGCCCGGTTCCGGTACCGCATGCAGGAAGGCCACCTCCGGCTCGGGGTGAAGCTCGCCGAACCGCAACGCCGGCTGGAGCAGGCGTTCGACCTGATCTGCGACGAAGTGCAGGCCGGTGTCCCCGTGCGCGTGAACCACGGCCGTCCCTGACGGTCCTTCCCCGCGGCTGCGGGGGTTCACCGGGGGGCGCGCCCCCGCAGCCAACCCACTCACCCAAGGAGGACACGAAATGCTCACCGTCACCACCCAATCCCAGCTTGACAAGGCCCTCGCCGACGGTGTGGTCGACCTGATCGTCGACGCCCCGAACGGCGCCTGGCTCAAGATCTGCCACGACGGCCTCGTCCGCGTCTGGGGGTCGTCCCGCGTCGTGGCCCGGGAGTCGTCCAGCGTCGAGGCGTGGGGGTCGTCCCGCGTCGTGGCCCGGGAGTCGTCCAGCGTCGTGGCCCGGGAGTCGTCCAGCGTCGAGGCGTGGGGGTCGTCCCGCGTCGTGGCCCGGGAGTCGTCCAGCGTCGAGGCGTGGGGGTCGTCCCGCGTCGTGGCCCGGGAGTCGTCCAGCGTCGTGGCCCGGGAGTCGTCCAGCGTCGAGGCGTGGGGGTCGTCCCGCGTCGCGGCGTGGGGGTCGTCCCACGTCGAGTCGTGGGAGTCGTCCAGCGTCGTGGCCCGGGAGTCGTCCCGCGTCGTGGCGTGGGGGTCGTCCCACGTCGAGGCGTGGGGGTCGTCCAGCGTCGATGCGGGCCGCTGGACTGCGGTGCACCTGTGGTCGCAGCGGGTCGCGCTGACCGGCGACGGGCACATCATCGACATGACCGCGGTCGACCTCGCCGACGTGGCCCTCTGGCGGGAGTTCACCGCCGCTCGAGTCGACCCGGGCGCGGACGAGCTGACCGTCGGGCATGTGTCGTCGCAGGACCACGAGGGCCGGATGGGTCGTGACGGCATGATCCGGATCGGCTGCTGGAAGGGCACCGCCGACGAGCTGCGCACCCTGGCCGACGGGACGCGCTGGCCGTCCGGGGCCGACACTGCGACGCGGGACCGGTTCCGGCCGCGGCTGCTCGCGTTCGCCGACCTGTGCGACGAGCAGATGGCGGCGTGGTCGTGATGCGCCCCCTGACCCCTTACGACGGCCTGACCGGTCTCGACTTCCTGCTCGCCTCGCTGCTGGTTGTGGCGGTGTTGCAGGTGCCCCGTGTGTGCCGGTGGGCGATGCGGTGCCTGGTGGAGAGGGACGTGCGGTGAGCGAGCCTCTCGCCGCCCCGTTCCCCTATTTCGGGGGCAAGCGTCGCGCCGCGCCGATCGTGTGGCAGGCGCTGGGTGATCCGGCCGGATACGTCGAGCCGTTCGCAGGGTCGGCTGCCGTCCTGCTGGCCCGGCCCGAGTTCAAGGGCCGCCGTGTCGAGACGCTGAACGACGCGGACGGCTGGCTGGTAAATGCGTGGCGCGCTATCCAGATGAGCCCCGCCGAGGTTGCCGCTGCGGCGTTCGGGCCGGTGTCGGAGATCGACTACCACGCCCGCCTCGCATGGCTGCAGGAGCGCCGGACACCGGAGCTGGTGGCATGGCTGGAGGGCTCGCCGGAGGTTCACGACGCGAAGGCCGCCGGATGGTGGCTGTACGTGGTCGCGTGCGGGATCGGGGAGCCTTTCGGGGCGGGTCCGTGGCGGGTGCTGGACGGGCTGCTGACGGACACGCGCAAGCTTCCCCACCTCGGGGACGCGGGGCAGGGCGTGAACCGTGAGCTTCCCCACCTCGGGAACGCGGGGCAGGGCGTGAACCGTGAGCTTCCCCACCTCGGGGACGCGGGGCCGGGGCGACCTGGACCGGCTCGCCGCCTACCTCGGAGCGCTCGCCGACCGGCTGCGGCGCGTCCGCATCACGTGCGGCGACTGGCGGCGGGTCGTCAGCCCCAGCGTCCACCGCGCCGGGACCGGAGGCGACGTGGACGCGGGCCGTGTTCCTAGACCCGCCCTATGCGACCTCTGGCGACCTGTACAGCCATGGCGACACCACCGTCAGCGCCGACGTGCGCGACTGGTGCCTCACCTCCGCGCCAGGGCTCCGGGTCGTGCTCTGCGGCTACGACGCCGAGCACGCCGAACTAGAGGCCCACGGTTGGGCGGTCGTGGACGGCAAAGCGGGCGGGGGCGCCGGGTACAGCGTGCGCCGCGACAACGGCAGACGGGAGCGGCTGTGGCTCAGCCCCGAATGCCACCACCTCCACCAGCAGGCCCTCGACTTCGGAGTGACGGCATGATCCTCCACCTCCTCCACGACTGCACCCTCGCGGGCAGGACCATCCGTCACCGCGAGGGCATCGACTTCACCGAGGTCAAGCTCAACTCAGGCCACCTCCGGCTGGAGGGCGTCCGCTGCGACGGGAGCCGGATCGAGGCGTACGGCAACCGCAACGGCCGGTCGCTGGTCGCCTGGAACGAGAACGCCGACGCCCACGACCCCGACCGCTACGAGCGGGTGATGTGGGAGGCCGGGCAGGAGTGGATCAGCCGCGACTACGGGCCGTGGGAGCCGCTGATCGACCTGCCCGAGCATGTGCCGGACGGGGAGCAGCCGTCCTTGCTGGACGCCCTCGACTTCGGGGGCGGTGCGGCATGAATCTCATCAACGACCACTTCCAGAACTTCAAGCGTCACAACCTGCCCAAGGCTCAACTGATCATCGCCGATATCCCGTACAACGTCGGCACCGACGCCTACGGCTCGAACCCGCAGTGGTACATCGACGGCGACAACTCCAAGGGCACCAGCCTGGTAGCGGGCAAGCAGTTCTTCGACACCGACAAGGACTTCCGCGTCTCGGAGTTCATGCACTTCACGTCCAAGATGCTCCGACCCGAGCCGAAGGAGCGCGGCGAGGCCGGGTGCATGGTCGTGTTCTGCGCCTTCGAGCAGCAGATGGAAGTCATCATTGAGGGCCGGACTCACGGGTACGCGAACTACCTCAACCTTGTGTTCCGCAAGAACTTCTCACCCCAGGTGTTGAAGGCGAACATGAGGATCGTCGGCAACTGTGAGTACGCGATCGTGCTGTACCGCGACAAGCTGCCGAAATTCCGCAACGGCGGCCGGATGGTCATGAACTGCATGGAGTGGGAGCGGGACAGCACCACGCCGAAGATCCATCCGACACAGAAGCCGATCGGGGTGATCCGACGCCTGGTCGAAATCTTCACGGACCCCGGCGACGTGGTGATCGACCCGGTAGCCGGCTCGGGTATCTCGCTGCTGGCCGCCGAAAGCTTGGGGAGGCGGGCGTACGGCTTCGAGATCAAGAAGGAGTTCTGCCGGGCCTTCACTGAGCAGCTCGCGCCGACTCTGCGTCCCGAGATGCGCACGCTTCACCAGCAGACCCTCGACTTCGGAGCCCTCGCATGACCCCCGCCGACCTCGTGATCGCTGCCACCGTCGTCCTTCTCCTGCTGGCCTGCTGTGCGGCTGCGTGGGCAGCTCCGGGCGTGAAGCACAAGCCGCAGGACCGGTACCCGAGGCGGGACCGATGACCACTGACTACCCGATTGGAGAAGCCATGACTGAGGCCTTCACCGGCACCGTCTCCGAGATGCGCGTCGATCGCGCCGACTACCGATGCGCTGACTGTGACGACGGCGATGAGTGCTGCGGCTGCTGCGAGTGCACCTTCCGCACCACGCCCGGCCTGTACCTGACCGTCCGCCTGGACGACGACACGGTGGGGCCGCGAGGGGTGAGCAGTCGTGAGCACCTACCCCCTGGCCGTCTGGCAAGCCGGGATCAGCAGCGCCCTCCGCGAGCAGGACATCCCGGCCGTGGTGTCGCTGCTGGCTGCGATGGCCGCAGACGGGTACGCAGACGAGGCCGACGAACTGCGGCGGCAGATGCTCGCCGTCACCACCGATGAGGAGCACCGATGACCAGCCTGACCGACATCTTCGCGGGCGCCGGCGGATCCTCGACCGGCTCGATCCTGGTGCCCGGCGTCGAGGTCATCCTCGCCGCGAACCACGACAAGATGGCCGTCCACGTCCACCGACTCAACCACCCTCGCACCATCCACGCCCTCGTGGACCTGCACATGGAGGACCCGCGCAACTTCCCGCGCACCGACATCCTGTGGGCGTCCCCGGAGTGCACGAAATGGTCGGTCGCGAACTCGAAAGCGGCGGCGTTGTCGCTGGAGATGGGCGGCGACCCGTCCCTGTTCGACGACGTGCCCGAGCATCTGGTGTCCTCCGACGAGGACGAGATCGACCGGTCCCGGCTGCTCATGTTCGACGTGCTGCGGTTCGTGGAGTACCACCGGTACCGGGCTGTGATCGTCGAGAACGTCGTCGACATCGCGACGCAGGCGAAGTTCGCGCGGGCGTGGGAGCTGTGGCGCAAGGGACTCCACCGGCTCGGCTACGCCTTCCGCGTCGTCTCCCTCAACAGCATGCACGCACAGGCTCACGGCGACCCGGCCCCGCAGTCCCGCGACCGGCTGTACATCGTCGCGTGGCCGATCGGGGAGAAGGCGCCCGACATCGACCGGGTGCTGTCCCCTCGCGCCTGGTGCGTCCGCTGCGAGCGCGTGGTCGAGTCCCGGCAGGCGTGGAAGAACGGTCGCACCGTCGGCCGGTACAAGGCGCAGTACGTGTACGTGTGCCCCTCCTGCGGGGACGGCGTTGAGCCGGGATGGCTGCCCGCGTCCACCGCGATCGACTGGACGATCCAAGGCCAGCTGATCGGGGAGCGGGCAAAGCCGCTGTCGGAGAAGACGATGGCGCGGATCAGGGAAGGGCTGCGGCGGTACGGGCACGAGTTCGTGATCGAGGCGCAAGGGAACCAGTACGACTCCCACGACCCCAAGCACCCCCAGTACGGCCAGCAGGGCGCGTACAGCCGGGTGTGGCCGACCAGCGACCCGTTCCGCGTCCTTCACGGCACCGCGACCAAGGGCCTCGTGCTCGACGCGCTCCACGGCTCGCCGATCATCACCACCACCGACGAGCCACTACGCACGCAGACGACCGCCTACACCCGGTCCCTGCTGGTCCCCACCGAAGGGCGCGACGGGAAGACCGCGAGACCTGACGGACTGCCGCTACGGACGCAGACGTGCCGCAACGAGCTCGGCGTGCTCATCCCGCTGAGGGGCACGAACGCGCCGAAGCTGCCGGACGCGCCGCTGGACACGATCGCGGCGTCCGGGAACCACCACGGGCTGCTGGTGCCGTACTACTCGGCCAGCGAGTCTGCGAAGCCGACGAGCCTGCCGGTGGGGACGCTGACCACCGTTGACCGGTACGCGCTGGTGATGCGCAACAACACCCCGCGAGGCGATGCGGGCCAGATGGTCACCCCAGCCCACGAGACGTTCCGCACCTTCACCGCGTCCGGAACCCAGAGCGTGCTGGAGCCGACCACCATCGACCCCAACGACTGCACGTTCCGCATGCTGGAGCCGCACGAGATCGCGGCCGGCATGTCCTTCCCCGCCGACTACGAGTGGGCCGGGACGAAGCGGGATCGGGTGCGGATGGCCGGAAACGCCGTCACGCCTCCCGCTGCCCGTGACCTGGTGTGGGCCGTCGCTGAATCGCTGGGCGGTGCTGCATGACCGACCTCGACCACCGATGGGAGGCGCGGCCGTGAAGCCCCGCGTCCGCCTCTACGCAGCCGGGCAGACCATGTTCCGGCAGGTCCGCAAGGACAAGGGCTACCGGGGCGCGTACGGCATGACCCGATCCCCGGCGAAGTGGGCGTGCATCACCTGCGGGCGGCTCATCGACGGCGACGACAAGGCGCCGTGGGTGGCCCGCAACACCTGGCTCGGCGAGGCGTGGTGGGTGGACATCTGCGCCCGCAACGGCCACGCACCCTGCGCCTACTGCGGCAAGCAGCTGCCACGGCTCAACGACGGCTGCCCCCGAGCGCACCCGTGGAAGAAGTGCCCGGGCAAGACCGAGGAGTCCCGCATGGTCGGGCAGCACTCCCACCCCGCCCAGCACGAGAGGCACCGCCCATGACCATGCTCGACTCCTTCCTCCGCTCCCTCACCTCCGGGGACGAGTGGTCAGCCAAGGTCGTGTGGCGGGCTCGGAAGGGCTGGCTGCCCGGTGAGCGGGAGAAGGCTGAGCGGCTGCTCAGGACCGCGCAGACGGTGGCGGGGGAGGTGCTGGGATGACCTGTACCGTGCCCGGCTGCGGCCGGCCCCACCACTCAGGCGGGCTCTGCAACGCCCACTACCAGCGGGATCGGCGCGGCGCCCCCCTCGGCCCGATCAAGGCACAGACCCACCGCGACGGCTTCGACTTCCCCGACTGCGACCGGAAGCACTACGCGCTCGGCTGGTGCTCGGCGCACTGGGAGCAGCACCGCGACGGACGACCCCTGGCACCGATCAAGGCGCGGCGGCTCGGGGCTGTGTGCGAGATCCCCGGGTGCGGACGGAAGCACCGCGTCAAGGGCTTGTGCGCGGCGCACGGCAAGCAAGCCGACCGGGGCATCGGCCGGGCCGACATGGTGCCCTTCACCGGCATCCGGACAGTGCGCCCGCCCGCACCACCCCGACCCGACGCGCCACCGTGCGCCCACGTCGGCTGCCCGCGTCCGGCGACCGCCAAAGTCTGCTGCAAGGCCCACTACAACCAACTGCTGAAGACCGGGCGCACCCGCGACCTCGGACGCAGGCGGAAACCAGCCAAGACGGAGCCTCCCAAGCCTGCCAGCGTCCTGCCGCCGGGCTGGGACAAGCCAGCCCGCAAACCGTCCGCGCCGCCGCTGAAAGCCGTCGATCACCAGGTCGAACTCAAGCCGAAACCGATCAGCCCCGACGATGCTGCGGCCGTCCGTCGGCTGCTCGCACGGTGCGGCGCTGACGACCTCGCCGAAGCGCTGGGAGTCGCGGCATGACCACCCGGGCGGACAACCTCCGGGGGCACGCGGTGAGGATCTCAGGTCACGCCCAAGCACTCCGGGACGCCGCCGAGCGCTACCACGACTGGCCCAGTTCCGCCCAGGTCGCCGAACTCGCCGAACACATCACCGTCGCCCTGGTGAGGCTCGCGACGGTCGCCGAGACCATCGACAGACGAGAGGACCACCCGTGATCCGCCGACGCATGGCCAACCCGGCCCGGCTGATGGAGCCCGAGGACGGCCCGGTGATCACCCCGCCCGAGTGGACCATGGACTCCCGCTGCGCACCGATCGGGGGCGCCGACTGGGACTCGTGGGAGGTCGAGGACCAGATCGCGTGGTGCCAGTCGTGCCCGGTGATCGAGGCTTGCCGGGAGTACGGGATCGAGCAGCTCCGGGTCGCGGACAAGTCGGGGACGGTGGTCTACGGGGGGCTCACGCCGGGGCAGATTGTGAAGCTCGCGAAGGCGAGACGATGGGAAGAGGTGGCCTGAAATGGCTCGGAGGATACCGGCGATCTTCGTACCGCTGGATGTCAACCTGCCGCACGACGACGCGATTCGAGCGGCCGGGCCGTGGGCGGAACTGCTGTACATCCGGGGACTCACCTACGCGAAGCGGTGCCGCCCCGACGGCGCCGTGCCGAAGTACGACCTTCCCGTGGTGGCAATCGGGATTCCCGGCAGCGCCAAGAATCACGCCGCGGCGCTGGTGGCCTCCGGGTTATGGGTCGACGCCGGGGATTGCTGGCTAATCCGGTCCTGGCTGAAATGGAACCTCAGCAGCGACGAGCAGGCCGCCGAGAAGGAACGGAAGCGGCTCGGTGCGATCCTCACCAATCACAAGAAGCACGCCGAGCGGGTCGAATCCTGCCCAATCTGCCGAGGGGAAATGAGCGCATGAGCGGACGCTATAGCGCACGGTCTAGCGTGCGCTCCTGTGACGCTACTAGCGCTGCTAATGGCAGCGCTAGACAAGAGACAACAGACAACAGACAACAGACAACAGACCACAGAGGTTTTACTAGCGACTTCTGCATGGCATCGTTGCTTAGCTACCACGCGAGTTCGGCGACCGATGCCATGCCGGGAGCTTCGCGATGACCGGCGACCGCACCCGGGCCGAACGAGCCCTCGCCGCTGTCGTCCACGCGATCCGCGCCGACTGGGACGAGCAGGGCGTCGTCGTCGTCCTCCGCCGGCTGTCGGATCGGCCGATGGCCCAGGTCGCCGCCGCTGCGATCCACTGCGCCGCGCACCGCGCCGACCAGCAGACGCCTCGGGTGATCGAACTCGACGGCGAGCACTGGCGGGCGCTGGACCGGATGGCCGGGAAGGCGCCGACCGCCGAGCCCGACCCCAAGTGCCCCCGTCACGGCCAGTGGCTGCCGTGCCTGGCCTGCCACGCCGAGCAGGTCACCCCGGCGACACCCGAGCAGATCCGGGCACGGCGCGAGGAAGTCGGCCGATGAGCGCCCGGTTCGGCTGGTGCCTTGACGGTCACCATGCCGCCTGCCGCGCCGAGTTCAGCGACCACGGACGCCGCTACCGGTGCGGCTGCCCCTGCCACAGCCGAGAGGACGACCGATGAACCCCGGATCGGCCCGCCGCGTCCGTGAGGCGAAGAAGGCTCGGGAGGTCCGCGACTGGCAGAAGCTCGCCGTCCGCAACCGGGAGCGGCGAGACCGCCCAGAAACGCCCGCCGCTGGCCCCACGTCAACTCAGGACGGCCCGCAGGGTAGCGGCACGAAGAATCCGACACCCGACGATGCGAGGAGTAGCCGATGAGTCGCCGCCGCACCACGAGGCACCCGTCCCCGCTCAGGGCCGCGAGGCCGTGCGAGGCCGGCCACGACGAGCCGGCCGTCGCAGGCTGGGGCATCTGCCGGGGCTGCCGGGACGCGACCGACGCCCGACTCCGCGACCTCGGCGGGCCGTGGCTGGTCGAGCTGGGAATCACCCTCACCGGCCGGTCGCGGATCGGACCCGGGACGGTCGGGGGGCGCAGCGCCGAAACCCGGCTGCCGCTGTCGGAGCGGGCATCGCGGGAGATGGGCAGCCTGCGGGTGCTGCTCGTGTCGTGGTGCCTGCTGCTCCGCGACGAAGCCGGGGCGACCATTCCCGCCGACAGCATCCCGGCGATGGCAACCCACTGCCGCAGATGGCTGGACTGGCTCGCCAAGCACCCTGCCGTCGGCGAGATGGTCGACGAACTGCGGCAGCAGTGGCGGGCCGTCGAGACCGCGATCGACCTTCCGCGGGAGACCAGGGCGGCGGTCGGGCCGTGCCCACAGCCTGACTGCCTCGGGACGGTGGTCGCGATCTTTCCCGTCGACGAGTGGCGGCCGCCGGTGTGCCGATGCCGGGAGTGCGGCGCCCAGTGGGACACGACCCAGTGGCGGCATCTCGGGCAGCGGATGGAGCGGGGGATCGACGAGGCGGGGGCGCGCCGGCTGCTCGCGGGGGTGTTTGACTTCGCGGCCCGGACTTGACAAGCTTGCCGTAGGGTCCCCAGCCGTGTCGGTGAGGGGCCTTTCGCATTTGGAAGGCGTCCGGCTGGACGAGGGCACCGCCTCGAAAGCGGCTGGCGCTCACGGCGCTTCGGGGTTCGAGTCCCTGGCCTTCCGCTCGGCTACCACCGCCGCCGGTGCTGGCGCGTCACAGCCGTCGACTCCTCGGCCAAGCCAGTAGGGCGCTTGCCTGAACCGCTGCGCGCCAGCACCAACCCAAGTCCCGCTCCCCGCGTCCGGCTGCCCCCGATGCGCCGGCCCCGCGTCCTGTGTCCACGTGGGGGCGGGGAGCGGTTCAGCCCGAAGCTCGAGCGAGAGGAAAGCCCGGATGCCTGGTGGCTGGGTCGGGTCGGACAGGGGATCGCGACTCCCTGCCGACTGGCCACAGATCAGGGCTGCCGTGCTCCGCGAGGCTGGCCACCGCTGCGAGGTCAGGATGCGGGATGGCAGCCGCTGCCGCAACAAGGCCCCCGAGGTTGACCACATCGTGCCTGGTGATGACCATAGCCGGGCGAACCTCCGGGCCATCTGCCGGTGGCATCACGGCCGCAAGTCCAGCGCCGAGGGGAACAGCGCCCGGACCCGGACCCGGGAGCGGCGCGCGACTCACCCGGGGCTGCTGTGGCGGGGGTGGAGGACCCCCTCCCCGGGGTCGCTCCCTCCCGGGAAGGCGCTGGCGCTGCCGCTGGGTACAGGTCTGGGACTCGCTCAGCTCATGCCGGCTGGCTGGCCTTCGCCGCGGCTACCTTCGCGGCATTGATCACGCCGGCCCTGCTCATGCCGGCGGCGTCGGCAACCTGCTCCCAGGTGGCACCCTCAGCACGGGCCGCGAGCAGCTCGCGGTCCCGGTCAGCCTCCCATCGGCGCTGCTCTTCGGTGCGGCGTAGGGCGGCTGCGGTCAGTCGGTCGAGTGCGCTCATGGCGCCAAGAGTACCGTTCACCGTCTAGACATAGCTAGAGTCTATCGTCTAGACTATGGCGCATGACAGACACCGCTACCACCTTCGCCCCCTGCGATGCCCGCGAGCTGATCCAGCAGATCGGCGGGCGCAACATCCTCAGCATCTCCGGTGGCCGGGTGGTCGTCCGCGAGTCCGGCGTCACGCTCCCGGTGGGCCGTGGCTACAGCGTGACCGTCGACCTCGCCGGCGATGACACCTACACCGTCCGGCGGATCTTCCGCCGCGGCGGCCGCCAGTGGATCAAGGGCGAGCGGCGCGGGGTCTACTGCGATCAGGTCGCCGAGGCGGCCTACCTCGCTTCGTGCTTCGTCAATGTCGCCTTCGGGGGGTGCTGATGCCGACCATCATCAAGGGTCAGCCCACCTCTGCCGAGGTGTGTGCGACCCTCGCAGCCGAGGGCCGGCCCGTGCTCGTGGCCTTCTCGACCGGCAAGGATGCGCTTGCCTGCGAGCTGGCGCTGCGCGATGCCGGGGTGGAAACCCGGCTCGCCTACCTGTACCTGGTGCCCGGCCTCCGCTTCGTCGATCATACCCTCGCCCAGCAGGAGGACCTGCTGGAGAAGCCGATCGCCCGGTATCCGCACCCGTCGCTGTGGCGGATGCTGAACAACCTCGTCTTCCAGCCGCCCGAGCGGTGCGCGATCATCGAGGCTGCCGCGATGCCGACCACCAAGTATGACGCGATGTGGTCCCTGATCAGGCAGGACATGGGCCTGCCAGTCGACACGTGGGTTGCCGATGGCGTGCGCGCCGCCGACTCGATCGTGCGCCGCGCGTCCCTGGTCAGCCATGGCGTGATGAAGCCGGGCAAGCACAAGGTCTCACCGGTCGCGGACTGGCTCAAGGCTGAGGTCATGGGCCGGATCGAGCGGGCCGGTATCCCGCTGCCGGTGGACTACGAGTGGTTCGGCCGGTCCTTCGACGGGATCGACCGGCGGTTCCTGGAGCCGCTGTCGCAGCACGCGCCGCAGGACTACCGGCGAGTGCTCGACTGGTTCCCGCTGGCCGAGTTGGACATGATCCGAGCAGGGATGGGGGCGCTCTCGTGAGGTATGCCGAGTTCCAAGCGCGCAAGGGCGTGCGGGATGCACGGGTGCGCACTGCCGGGATGTCTCGTGCGGAGATCAACAAGGCCGTGCGGACCGGAAGCATCTCCGCACGGCTGGCGAACAGCATGGCTGCCGGCCGAAGCTCGGGGTCCTGAATCATGGGACTCCCCAAGATCACCGGCAATCTCGGTGCTGCGGGCGGGATCGGCGCAGCCCCCGGGCTGTCCCGCAAGCCCGCAGCCGACCCGCTGGCCGGCGTCGAGTACTCCGGCGACCTGGCCGCCGATGCCGCCGCCGAGTTGTCGGCGATGGAGCAGGCCTATCGCGATCGCAACCGCGCCGAGGCTGACCGCTTCCGCCACGCGACCGACTCGGAGTTCTGGTTCGCGGTCTGCTTCGCCGACCGGGCCGAGAAGGACGCGTTCCTGGCTGAGTTCGGGGTGACCCGACTCGGTGACAAGTACATCGATGGGCGGCTGCTCGCGCAGGCGCTCCGCAAGATGAGGGGGTCCGACCGACCGATTCCCGACATGGGAGGTGACTGATGGCCGGACGAGGCCCCACGCCGAAGGACCCGAGGCGCCGTGCCCGCCGCAACGCCGATCAGGTTCAGGGCACGGTCATCAGCTTCACCCGTGGGGTTCAGCCCGAGCTCCCCGAGGAGATCGACTGGCCCGAGCGCACCCGCGCCTGGTGGCAGATGTGGGCCGAGTCTCCGATGGCCGAGCACTTCATGGCCTCCGACTGGGATTTCCTGCTGGACACGGCGCTGCTGCACCGGGCCGTGTGGGGGTTCGGCGACTTCGGCAAGCTGTCGGAGTTGCGGCTCCGGGTCGCGCTGTTCGGGCAGACCCCGGCCGACCGGGCCCGTCTGCGGATCCAGTTCGCCGAGGCCGACGACGCTGACGGTGGCCAGTCGCGCACCCAGGGCCAGTCTGCGCGGGATCGCCGTGGCCCGCTCCAGCTGGTGCCCCCGGTAGCGTCCGGGGAGTAGCCGCCGATGCCGTGGAAGCCCACGGTCCCCGGCGAGGTCCCAACCCTGGGCTTCGCCATGATCGACTGGTACGCGACCTACCTCAACGCCCCCGACGACCCTGACGGCGGCCCCTTGGTGCTCACCAAGGAGCAGGAGGACTTCGTACTCGCGTGGTACGCCCTCGACCCCCGCACGGGCCGGTTCGCCAACCACCGGGGGCTGTTGGGCCGCCCGCGTGGCTGGGGCAAGTCCCCGATCCTCGGCGCTATCGGGCTCGGCGAGGGCTGCGGCCCGGTCGTGTTCGACGGCTGGGACGCCGACGGCCAGCCGGTCGGCAAGCCGTGGTCAGAGGTCCGCACACCGCTGATCCACGTCGCGGCAGTGTCGGAGCAGCAGACGAAGAACACGTGGGACGCCATTCTCGCCATGGCCGCCGGCCCGTTCGTGGACGACTTCGCCGGCGTCGAACTGCTGGACACGTTCATCAACCTGCCGGTCGGCCAGATCCAGCGCATCACGTCCTCGGCGCGGTCGGTGAAGGGCGCCCGGACGATCCTGGGCATCCTCGACCAGACCGAGGAGTGGGTGCGCAGCAACGGCGGCCTGACGCTGGCGCAGAACATGCGCACGAACGCCGCGAAGGTCGGCGGGCGGACGCTGGAGTCGCCGAACGCGTTCATCCCCGGCGAGGGGTCGGTCGCCGAGGAGTCCGCGGCCTACGCCGCGAAGATCGCCGAGGGTCGGGCCCGCATGAAGGGCCTCCTGTACGACCACCGCGAGGCGCCGGCGGACACCGACCTGACCGACCGCAAGTCGCTGGTCGCCGGACTCCGGTTCGCCTACGGGGATTCCTCCGACCACCCCGACGGGTGCGTGCTCCACGATCCGCCCTGCCCGCCGGGATGGGCGCCGATCGAGGGCAACGCGGACATGTTCTGGGACCCGGCCAACGACGTGCAGAAGCTGCGCTCGGACTTCCTGAACCAGATCACGCACGCCTCCGACTCGTGGGTCTCCCGGCCCGAGTGGAACGCACGCTCGGCGCCGCTGGCCTTGCCGCAGATGACCCCGCCCGCCAAGGGTGACGTGATCACGATCGGGTTCGACGGCTCCCGGAAGCGGAAGCACGGCAGGACCGACGCCACGGCGCTGATCGCCTGCCGGGTCTCCGACGGGCACCTGTGGCCGCTGGGCATCTGGGAGGAGCCTGAGGGCCCCGAGGGTGACGAGTGGCGGGTGCCGACCGACGAGGTCGACCAGGTGGTCACTGAGACGTTCCGGGACTATCGCGTCGTCGGCTTCTACGCGGACCCCTCCAAGTGGGAGGGCTACGTCGCAGGCTGGGAGGCTCGTTACGGCGCCAAGCTCAAGGTCAAGGCCTCCCGATCGAACCCGATCGAGTGGTGGATGTCCGGTGGTGGCAACCGGGCGAAGGTCACCAAGACGCTGGACTCGTTCCTCGACGCACTGCTCGACGGCGAACTGTCCCACTCCGGGGACTGGCGCCTCACCAAGCACGTCCTGAACGCCCGGAAGCGCACCAACTCGGCCGGGTACGCGCTGTACAAGGCCTACCCGGACTCCCCGGACAAGATCGACGGCGCGGTCGCGGCCGTCCTTGCCTGGCAGGCCCGCCTCGATGCGGTGTCGGCCGGCGCCAACCAGCAACCTCCCGCCGGGGTCCCGATCCGGGTGCGGTGAGCAAGGCAACCGAAAGGCGGGTGAGTCGGTGATCGACGTGAAGACGCTCGACTCCCCGGGCTGGTGGTTGATGCGCTGCCATCGCAAGCTCCAGTACCGACTGCCGCGGCTGGAGCGGCTCGCCGCCTACCGTGGCGGCAACCCGCCCCTGCCGCGCCGATCGGAGGTCGAGAAGGAGGCCTTCCGCGCCTTCCAGAAGACGGGCCGGCTGAACATGGCCGAGTCTCTGGTGTCGTCGATCACCGAGCGGCTCTCCGTCCGGGCGATCCGTACCGCTGCCGGTGCCACGCAGGCCGGCGACAGCCTCGCGTGGGACGTGTTCACCGCCAACGACCTCCAGACCGCGCTCCCCGACGTGCTCGACAACATGCTCGGGCTCGGCGACGGCTACATGATGGTCGGCGTCAACCCCGAACTGCCCGCGTCCGCCACGCCGGGCCCGGGGGACGTGTGGATCACCGCCGAGGACCCCCGCCAGGTGGTGACGATCCACAACCCGGTGCGGCAGTCAGCGGTCAGGGCAGGCGCGAAGTTCTACCACGACCCCGACGAGGAGAAGGACTACGCCGTGCTGGGCCGCCCCGGCGTGGTCTACACCGCGTCCCGTCCCCGGAAGTCCCGACTCAAGGGCCCCGTCGCGTTCGGGTCGACCTCGTGGTCGTGGGACGAGGAGCGGGGCGGCGAGGACGGCATCCGACTCCCTGCCGGGCTGGAGGACGCCGTCAGCTTCGTCCGCTTCCGTAACCGCAACGGGGTCGCCGAGTTCGAGCCGCACATCGACGTGCTGGACCGGATCAACCACATGATCCTCCAGCGCATGGTGATCGTCACCATGCAGGCCTTCCGGCAGCGCGCCCTCAAGGGCGACTTCCCGCAGGTGTATCCGGCGGACTGGCCCGATGAGTCCCTGCGGGGTCAGAAGATCGACTACGACTCGATTTTCATCTCGTCCCCGGACGCGCTGTGGCTGATCCCCGGCGCCGCCGAGATCTGGGAGTCGGGGCAGGCTGACATCCAAGGCGTCCTGTCTGCCGTGCAGGACGACCTCAAGCACCTCGCTGCGGCGTCCCGGCGCCCGTTCTGGATCTTCGCCCCCGACAACCAGTCGGCCTCGGGCGCCGAGCATGCCAACGACGGGCTCGTGTTCGCCACCGAGGATCGCGCGATGCGGGCCGGCCGTGCGCTGGCTCAGGTCGAGTCGATCGCGCTGCGGTTCATGGGCGAGCCCGAACGAGCCCAGCTCGGCAAGGTCGCCGTCGACTGGATGCCGTTCGAGCGCCACTCGCTCACGACAAAGGCGACCGCGGCTCAGGGCGCGAAGGCGGCCGGGCACTCCGACCGGTTCATCCTGGAGAACGTCTGGCAGCTGACCCCTGAGGAGATCGCCATCGAGGAGCAGTCGAAGGCCGCCGACCAGCTTGCCGCCGCCGCCCTGACCGGGACGAGGCCGACCGGTGGCGCTGGCGTCTGACGCGCTGATCGCGGCCCACCAGTCGCAGTTGGCGCAGGTTCGCGAGCGTCTCACCGACTATGCGGCGACGCTGTGGGCCGGGCTCGGGTCGTGGCGCGACGACGACGTGGACCGCTTCGTAGCGCTCATGGTGCCTCGCGTCCTCGCGGGCCGTGCGAAGGTCGCCGGCCTGACCGATGCGTACCTCGCGCAACTCGCTGGCACGGACGCCGCCGGGCCGATCGACACGACCACACTCCGCGGCGTGGCGGTAGCCGACCTGTACCGCAGGCCGGCCTCGACCCTCTACGCCGGGCTGGCCGAGGGCAAGCCGCTCGATGTGGCTCAGGCTGCCGCGTCGGCCCGGCTCGCGAGCCTGGTCGTCACCGACATGCAGATGGCCGCAGTCCGGCAGTCGCAGCGGACGCTCGGGGCGGCGCCGCGGACGACGTTCTACCGGCGGGTGCTGAACGGGGCCGGAGACTGCGCGATGTGCATCATCGCCTCCACCCAGCGATACCGGAAGTCGAAGCTGCTGCCCATCCATCCCGGGTGTGACTGCACCACCGCGCCCGTCGACGCCGATCAGTCGCTCGTCCTCGACTCCGACGCGCTCGATCGCGTCCACTCCCAGGTCGAGGGCCTGCTCGGCGAGCAGGACCGCAGCGGCCGGAAGGTCGACTACCGCAAGTTCATCGTCGAGCGCGAGCACGGCGAGATCGGCCCGCTTCTGACGTGGAAGCACCAGCAGTTCACCTCAGCGGCCGACATAGCCGCCTGAGTTCCTGACACAGGAAAGGCAGACGCAGTGACCAGTCCGTTCTACCGCCCCGCCACGGCCGACATCGACATCACCCGCCCCGGCGGAATCGATGCCCTGCTGGCCCTCCACCGCGGCATCTTCGGCGGCTTCCAGATGGTGGATGCCGAGGATGGCGCCGACGGAGCCGACGGCGGCGCAGGTGACCCCCCGGCGCTCAACGAGCACGGCTACCCCGACAAGACGCCCGTCAAGGACATGCCTGTCGACCAGCAGGCGGCGTACTGGCGACACCAGGCCCGCAAGCATGAGGACCGGGTCAAGTCGATGGCCGACTACGAGTCGATCAAGACCGAACGCGACACCCTCAAGACCAAGCACCAGACCGCCGACGAGAAGGCGATGGAGGACGCGAAACGGGAGTCGGCCGAGGCTGCGACCGCAGCCGAGCGCGCCCGGATCGCTCCGAGGTTGGTGACGGCCGAGTTCAAATCGGCCAACGCGGGCCGCATCCCCGCCGAGCAGTTGACCGCGATCCTCGATGGGGTCGACTACTCCAAGTTCCTCACCGCAGATGGTGAACCCGACGCCGACAAGGTGAAGCAGTACGTCGACGGCATCGCGCCCGCCGATGGCAGGAAGTGGCCCGACATGGGTCAGGGTCGGCGCTCGTCGCAGAAGTCGACCGGCGTTGACGCGGGACGCGCACTGTTCGCGGACCGACGACCCAAGAAGTGACCACCACCCAACCACCCATCCGAAAGGAAAGCTCATGCCTCGCATGAAGACCGAGACCTTCGGTGGCGGCGACCTGACGTGGATCGGCCCCGGCGCCCCGCACATCGCGGACGGCCGCACCGAGATCCTCGACATCTCGACGTTCACCGCCGGCACCCACTACCCCAACGGGTACATCCCGTCCGGGCTGCCCGTCGCCAAGGTCGGCGGCGTCCTCGTGCCGTACGACGCGACCGAGGGCACCACCACCAACGCGGGCGTGCTCGCCGGGCACGTCCTGTTCGACGCGCCCGTCGTGGGCACCGCCGACTTCGGCGTGTCGCTCTACGACCAGGGACGGGTCATCGCAGCGAACCTGCCGATCGCGTTCACTGTCCCCGCCGCGGCCGCCAAGCGCGCCGCCGTCGCCATCGTCTACATCTGAGAAAGGGGTCTGAATCATGGCTCTCTGGACCGACATCATCGACCCCTCCACCCTCACCGGATACGTCCGGGAGGCGCTGGCGGACATCGAGAAGCGCAAGGGCAACCTGGCGCGCTTCCTGCCCAACCGCAACGTGCCCAACATCGTCGTCCGGTTCACCGCCGGTCAGGCGGGGCTCGTCGCGGAGGCGAAGTTCCGCGCCTACGACGCGGCCCCTGCCACCGGCAAGAAGCCGTCGGGCAAGCGGGTCACGCTGGAGCTCCCGGCCATCGGTCAGGACATCCCGGTCAGCGAGTACGACCAGCTGCGCACCCGTGGCGCCGCGGACGACGCGATCCTGACCGAGATCCTGAGCACCGCCAAGCAGGTGACGCAGGCCGTCGCCGACCGGATGGAGCGGCTGCGCGCCATCGTTCTGCGGACGGGCAAGGCGACCATCCCGGAACTGGCTGCCGACGACGACTTCGGTCGTGTCGCCGGCCACACCGTGACCGCCGGCACCCTGTGGTCCTCGGCGACCTCGGTGTCCCGGCTGGCCGACCTCCAGACGTGGGCGGACCTGTACGAGGCCACCAACGGCGAGCCCGCCGGCGCGATCGTGCTGTCGCGGCGCGTGCTGCGGGTCATGGCAGCCGGCGACGAGTTCAAGCTGTCCCTGGTGGGCGGCGGGTCCCGTCCGGCGACCGTGGCGGACGTGAACGCGATCGTGGAGGGCGCTGGGCTGCCCCCGATCGAGGTCTACAACCGGCGCACCGCGTCGGGTCTCATCCTGCCGGACAACGAGCTGCTGATGCTGCCCGAGCCGGTCGAGCCCGACGACTGGGAGGCGACCCAGCTGGGCGCGACCTTCTGGGGGCAGACGCTCACGTCGCAGGAGCCGGGCTGGGGCATCGAGGATGCCGATCAGCCGGGCATCGTCGCGGGCGTGTACCGCTCGGAGAAGCCCCCGATCATCGCCGAGGTTGTCTCCGACGCGATCGGCATGCCGGTGCTCGCCAACGCCAACCTGAGCCTCAAGGCGACGGTCCTGTCCTGACCCACCGCCCCGTGGGGTCGAGTGTCCCTCGCTCGGCCCCACGGGGGTGCTCTTGAAGGGAGCTAGCATGGCCAAGATCCGTGCCGACCTGATCGGCGTCACCATCATCACCACCGACGCCGGCCCGGTGATGCTGGCCGCTGGCGACGAGGTGCCCGAGGGTGCCGTCGTGGGCGACCACCTGACCGAGCCCGAGGCGCCCACTGAACCGGCTGGCGACGAGGTGCCCGAGGGTGCCGCGCCCGCCACTCCCGCGAAGTCGCGCCGGCGCTGATGTCCGCAGCCACCTACGCCCACCTCGGGGACCTGGCGGCGGCCTTCCGCCCGCTGACCGAGGCTGAGTTGGGCGTGGCGGGGAGCCTGCTCACCGAAGCGTCGGTGAAGCTCCGGTCGCGCGTGCCCGGCCTCGACGCCATGGTGGCAGCGGACGCCGACCGGGGCCTGCTGGCCAAGGCCGCGGTGGTGAACGCAGTCAAGCGTGTCCTGCTGAACCCCTCGGGCATGAAGCAGCGGTCTGAGTCGGCTGGGGTGTTCTCCGCGTCCGGCTCGTTCGACGATTCGGGCGCGTCCGGCTCGATCGAGTTCACCGACGCCGACCTCTACGGGCTGGTGGCGACCTCGGTCGCGATCCCCGGCGTTGCGCGGGCCCGCTCCGGGTACCCGCCGGCAGCACCCCCGCCCCCGCCCGTCTGGCTGTAGCTGATGTTCGACCACGGCCAGATCGCCGTCCGCCTCCGCGCCCCGCTGGTCTCCGATCCCTACTCGGCGACCCCGACCCGCCGGGACTGGACCGCCGCCGTCCCGGCCGCGATCCCCGGCATGGCCGTGGACCCGGGCACGTCGGTGGAGACCTCCACCGTCAACCGCGACCAGATCACGACCTCCCCGACCCTGATGTGGTGGGGCGACAACCCCCCCGACATCGCAGCCTCCGACCGGGTGCGGATCGCGGGCGTGACGTGGGAGGTCGTCGGCAACCGCTCCGACTACCGGCATCCGATGACCGGCTGGGCTGCCGGGTCGACGTGGCCGCTGCGACGGGTGGAGGGCTGATGGCTGGTGAGCGGTGGAATCTGGGCGAGTTCGTCAGCATTTCCAACGCGGTTCTGGATGCCGATGTGATTCCGGCCGCCGAGGCGATGGCTGAGCGGGCCCGGTCGATCGCTGACACGTTCGCGCAGTCTGGCACCTACCGGGATTCGATCGAGGTTGTGGTCGACCGTCGGCCCGACTTCGACGGGTGGGGTCGGGCGATCGTCACCACCCGGGTTGGCTACGGGATGCAGGTTGAAGCCCGTCACGGTGTGCTGGCCAAGGCGGCCGGACAGTGACCGTGCCTGCCGTCGAGTTCGACGATCTGGAGCTGATGCTGTGCGGCTGGCTGCGTCCCCGGCTGGCCCAGTGGTCGCCGCTGATCGATCGACTCTTCCCGGCGCCCGGCTGGGTGCCCGGCTTCGCCGTGGTGGTCCGTGACGACTCCGGTATCGACCGGTCGCTGATCACCGCCTCCCGCTCGATCGGGCTGACGTGCATCGGCGCCGAGCACTCGCAGACCCGCCAACTCGCCGAGCGGGTGGCCACGATCATGCGCGCCCTTCCTGACACCCTCATGCTCCCGATCGCCGACGCGGCCGTGCGCGGCCCCTACTCCCTCGACGCCACTGGTCGCGCCGAGTTCTACCTGACCGCCGACCTGGTGGCGGTAGGTCACACCGTCACCATCTGAGAGGACCGATCATGCCCGATACCAGTGGCCTGAACATCAACGCCGTCGGCACGCCCATCACCGGCATGACCGCGTGGGCGCCGAAGGGCACCGCGCTGCCCACGGTCGCGAACATGGCCAACGCCGCGTTCACGCTGCCCGCCGCCTACGCCCGGCTGGGTTTGCGGACGTCCGACGGCGCGCCCGAGTGGGCGGAGAGCCCGTCGGCGCCCATCGACCTGTACGAGATGGGCTACAAGATCAACCCGGGCACTGGCGCGCTGGAGGTGACGCAGACCTTCGCTCAGTACGACGACACGTTCCGGGCGAAGGTCCGCGGCGCCGTCGTGACCACGGGCGTCATGGACGTCGACATCGACACGATCGTCGAGGGCGTCCTATTCACCGAGGACACCTACCGCATGGCCGACGGCACGTTCAAGCTGCTCCGCAAGGTCGCGCCCGCGAAGATCGTCAGCGTCAAGATGGCGAAGAACGCGCGCGGCGCGATCACCGGCACCACGGTGACGTGGACCGTGGACCGCTCGCCCGAGCTCGGCAACGTGCACTTCCGTGAGGCGTGGGTCGGTGCGGACACAACCCCTGACCCGGTGATCTGGAACGTGACCCCGGCCGGTCTGTCGGTCGGCGGCGTCATGGTCATCCAGGGCGCCAACTTCACCGGCATGACCGCGGTGACCGTGGGCGGCACCGCGGCGACGGTAAAGTCGGTTGCGAACGACGGCACGGTGCTGGCGACGATCCCCGCCGGTGTCACCGCTGGCGCGAAGGATGTCATCGTGACCACGCCGAACGGTGCGAGCCCGGCGTTCAGCTACACCGTCGTCTGATGGCAGACGGCTACGAGGTCGTCGGGGACGAGCTGGTTGTCCCCGGCGGCCACCGGCTGCCGCTGGCTGTGCCGCTGCCCGCTCTGGATGCGTGGCT